CGTCGCGCTGCACAAGGAGCCTAAAATTTCGCAGTTTCAAAATTACTGGAAGATAATCACACCAGCTTCGCGGAAGCAGCTGTACACGACGATCTCCACCTATGCCTTCGACACGCGTACCACCGACATGTCGTCGATGACGGCGGTTACCTGGTACTCTCAAGTGATGCGCGGTCCTGGCAGTCGCATGGGTTCGTACAAGCAGTACGATGCCATGGATGCCGACATCGACATCGCTCGCTCGCTCGACATCATCGCCGAGGAAATGAGCGGCAAGGATGAGAAGACGAAGCTCCCCTTCCTGATCGAGTATCAGAAGGAAGACAACCAAGACGTCAGCGATACCACGACCATCACGCTTCGTCAGGCCGTTCGCCAGTGGTCTGATATGCAGGACATGAACCGCCGCCTGTTCGGTATCGCACGCGCGCTGATCAAGTACGGTGACTGCTTCTTCAAGAAGATCTCAGACACCAAGAAGTGGATGTGGATTGATCCGATGCTGGTGTACGGTATCGAGATTGACCAGCACGGCAACAAGCTGAACTACTATCTCAAGAAGCCAGGCAAGGGCGCATCAACTGCCGGTGCTGGCGGGTTTGGTACCGCAGGCCGGGGCATCTCGGTTGCGGGTGGACGTGGTGAGGAGATGGAAGTCATCCCTGCCGCCGCCATGATTCACTTCACCATGTCCGACGAGATGGGTGACAGTGCCCCGTTTGGTGCATCGGTTCTCCGTCCGATCTTCCGTGTCTATCGTCAGCTCAGCATGATCGAGGACGCCGTCATCATCTACCGTATCGTGCGCGCCCCCGAGCGCCGCGTGTTTTACGTGGACGTCGGCAACATGCCAGCGCAGCGCGTCAAGACCTACCTCGAGCAGGTAAAGAACGAGATCCGCCAGAAGCGGGTTCCAGGTATGACGAGCAACGGTCAGAAGGATGTCGTTGACGGTCAGTACGATCCGACGTCCATTCAAGAGGACATGTTCTTCCCAGTCACCGCTAACGGCCGTGGTTCACGTGTTGAGACCCTGCCCGGCGGTACAGAGGACTTCGGCACCAATTTGCTGAAGTACTTCCAAGACAAGGTCTTCCGCGGCCTGCGCATTCCAACCTCCTACATGGGTGGTGCTGAGGGCCAAGGCGCCCAGTACAACGACGGCAAGGTTGGTATCGCGTACATCGAGGAACTTCGCTTTGCGAAGTTCATCATGCGTCTGCAGGAACGGATCAACGACGTCCTCGATGAGGAGTTCAAGGTCTACATGAAGGTCTGCGGCCTGAAGATCGATGATGAGATCTTTGCTATCCGCCTGCCAGATCCAGCCAACTTCGCGCTGTACCGTCAGGCCGCGCTTGACGCCGACCTGATCAGCTCGTTCAACAACATCGAGCAGACGAAGTACCTGTCGAAGCGCTTCATCCTCAAGCGCTACCTCGGCCTGTCCGATGACGAGATCCAGATGAACGAAGCCATGCTCAAGGAAGAGCGCGGCATCCTGGAGAACACCAACATCCCGTCGATGCAGCAGATCTACGACCCGTCCGTGTACGAGAACCGCGAGCAGCTTACGGTTGAACAGCCAGGCGCTGGTCTTCCAGGCGAAGACGCTCTCGCAGGCGGCCTGGGCGGTGAAGAAGACATCGGCGGCTTCTTCGGTGGTGGAGGCGCTCCAGCCGGCCTTCCTGGCCGGCCTCCAGCCGGCCCTGAAGCTGCCGCACCAGGCACCACCCCAGCACCCGGAAATACACCGCCAGCTGGCCCTTGACGTAAATACGCTGACCTACCACCTACCACCTACCACTAGGAGACCCAATATGGAACTCGCACGCCTTCGCGCCCTCGCCGGCCTCAACGAATCGTATGATGAGCGCAAGACCACGCCAAACCTGACTGTCAAGCCAGCCGGCAAGGACCCAATGTACGTGAAGCACGCCTACGCCGGTGCTGACCCACGCTCTGCTGCTCCGAAGAACCTGACTGTCAAGCAAGCCGGCTAGGACACAATGTACGTGACGCACGCATCCGCCGGAGCAGCCCAACGCTCTGCAGCTCCGACGAAACTGACGGATCGCAAGGGCG